GGAACAACTCTTACAATGTCAGAAGCGCCTGATGTTGGATTAAACTTCTATGTCGTATTCAAAGGACTAGAGGAAAATTCAATCATTCCTGCTGATGGAACTATCAGTTCTGGAAAGATTGCTGCTAATGCAGTTACGAATGCAAAGATTGCTTCTGGTATTAGTTCTTCAAAACTTACTGGTGCATTACCAGCAGTTGCTGGTGCAGCACTAACAGATATGGGTATGGTAAAACTTGCTGAGGTAAATTCTGTTGCAACAGTTTCTGCTGTTGATATAAGTTTGGATTATTCGGATTATAACTCTTTTCAATTGAATATGTATATTCTTGGGGATAATACATCTAGTGGACAAAATTTAGATGTACGATATAAAAGAGATGGACAAAGTTCTTTTGATACATCAACAGTCTATGGAACTCAAAATATTCTTGTAGATAATGGAACTAGTAGAAACGAAAACGGAACAAACTCTTCAGTAGAATTATTTACAACAAATTACCCAAGTCATGGGTGGACTTCTCACATTATCTTTAATGGATTTGGTTCTACGACTAGACCAAGTGATTTTCAATTCTTCTGTTCAAAATCTGGTGGAGGTATTTCAACATGGATTGGTGGCGGCGGTTATAATACTAACTCACTAAAACTTGAAAGAGTTACAGATATTCGTTTATCATTTACTGCTGGTAATGTTACAGAACTTAGATACGAACTATATGGATTGAAATAATGGCAAAGATTAATAAAAGATTAGTAAATGGAGTTGTTGTTGACATTTCTGATGATGAAATGGTAACTATTGATGCAAAGGAAACAGATTGGGAGAGTGGACAATCTGAAAGACAATTAAATGCTCTTCGTGCAGAAAGAAACGCTAAACTCGCAGAAACAGATTGGACACAGAGTAGAGATATTACTTTGTCAAACGATGCAGATTGGAAAACATACAGACAAGCATTAAGAGATATAACAGATAGTGCTACATCACTTGATGATGTCACTTGGCCGGAGAAACCATAATGCCATTAAGTAAAATACAAACTACAAATAATCAAGTTGTTCCCAACTTAGGTCGTAGAAATATTATTATCAATGGTGCTATGCAACTCGCCCAAAGACAAGGCGGCGCCTTAACAGTTGGCGTTAATAATACTTATTGTCTGGATAGATGGAAGTTCTACTTAAATGGAAGTTGTGCAGCTAGTACACAAAAATTACCAGCAACAGATAGTAATGTATCCTCTCTTCATACAGCAAGTGGTCAAACTTTTAGTAATGTAATGTCTATTGATTGTACTACTGCAGCTACATTAGGTAGTACCGATTTATTGGGTGTCTTACAGTTGATTGAAGGAGCAAATTCTGTTCCATTAGCAGGAAGAAGTTGCACACTTAGTTTTTATGTTAAAACAAATGTTACTGGTCAGTACTATGTAACTTTCAAAATTGGTTCTGGTAGGGCTTACATTGCACCATATACAGTTAGTTCAGCTAATACTTGGGAAAAGAAAACTATAACTTTAACAATGGACACCCTTGCAAATCTAAACACAAGTGGTAGTATTGCAACTGGTGCTGGATTTCAAGTTTATTTTGGACTTAGGTTGGGTACATCTAGTCAAACATCATCAACAATCAATGCATGGCATGATGGTAATTTTTATGGAACTTCCTCGCAAGTAACATGGGGAACTAACACAGCAGATACTTTTTATATGAGTGGAGTTCAATTAGAAATAGGCGATACTGCTACAGATTTTGAACACCGTTCATTCGGAGAAGAAGAGGCGTTGTGTCAACGATATTTTGAAACAGGTACGTTTTCTCAGAGGATTAGTGGTACACTAGTACGAACTGGTCAATCCTATATGACAACCAAAAGGTCAACTGCCACAGTAAATGTGTATTATGACAGTAATAAAGCTGCAGCTGGAACAATCAATATTAGTAATTCTGCTGATGCTGGTTGGGCAGAAGGTGGAAATGTTAACTTCTGGAATATGGAAAAAAATACTGGGTCAGACCATAATGGTAGAGACTACAATGGTTTCTTTACAGCAGAAGCGGAGTTATAATATGATAAACATTGAAAATATAAAATCTGTAAAAAAATATAATTGGGACACAGATTGGAATTACCAAGTAGAACTAAAGAGTGGTGGAACATCTGGTGTTCCTAACGACACTAACAATATAGACTGCCTTGTAGTTTTAGAGTGGTCTGAAGTAGACGGCAATACAATTGCAGATGCAGACTAAATAGTATGAACGAGATTAGGAAACAATAATATGCCATTCATAGGACAACAACCGATTACAGGTGCATACTCTAAGTTAGATGCTATTACAGCATCTGCTACTGCAACGTATAATCTACTGTTAAACGGTGGTGCATACTCTCCTGCTAGTGCGAACCATCTACTGGTTTCACTTAATGGTGTTATGCAGGCTCCACAAGATTCATTCACAGTTAGTGGTTCAACAATCACATTCGACTCTGCTCTAACAAGTTCTGATAACATCGACTTCATCATGGCACTTGGAGATGTTCTTAATATTGGAACACCAAGTGACGGAACGGTTACAACTGCAAAGATTACTAATGATGCAGTTACGAATGCAAAGATTGGTTCTAATGCAGTGACAGATGCAAAGATTGCTACTGGTATTACTGCAACGAAACTGTCTGGTGATATCAACTATTCAAACTTACCAGTTGGTTCTGTAGTTCAAACTGTGCATACTAATCAGGCTGCTGTTACGATAACTACTGGTTCACAAACCATGCAGACTGCAACAATCACTCCAAAATTTGCCAGTTCAAGAATTCTAATGATAACAAATGCTGGTTATCATATGGATAACGCTGGTGGTGCATATTATAGAGTTCAATTATATTATAGTATTGCTGGAGGCGCTCAAAACCAAAACGCTACATTGGGTAATAACTATATTGGTGATGCGATTGGTTATCCTAACTCAGTTTACACTACTGGAGCAAGAATGCATTATGGTGGACAAAAACTTTTCCCTAGTTATAATACAACAAGTGCGATTACTTTTACCAAGAAAATAATATTACAAAGTGGTACTGGTCAAGTTTCGGCTGGATACAATCATAATAATGATATGACATTGATGGAGATTAAACAATGAGACTAGGTAATAGAGATTTTGCGATTATTAAATTAAATCCATCTGTTGTAAAGGTTATTGGTGGTGTTCCTTATGACAAGGATGATGAAGAAGTAACCTATGATAGTAATGCAGTTGATACAGAATTAAATATTCAAGAAGTAAGAATGATTCGTAATCAAAAACTTGCAGAAACAGATTGGGTTGTCACTATGCACAAAGAGTTAGGAACAAACATTCCTGCTGCTATGAAAACATACAGACAAGCATTAAGAGATATAACAGATGATGCAACATCGCTTGATGATGTTACATGGCCGGAGAAACCATAATGGCATTAATTAAAGTAAATACTAGAGGACAGTCCTCAAACCTTGGTCGTAGAAATCTTCTCATCAATGGTGCTATGCAAGTATCCCAGAGAGGCACATCATCTACTGGAGTTGGTTATCAAACCGTTGACAGATTTGCAGTCAACCAATCTGGTTTTGATAATTTAGTTTCTACTAAAACTCAAGACACAAATGTTCCAGCTGGATTTTCAAAGTCATTAAAACTTGCAACTACAACTGCTGAGACTGCACTTGCCGCTGATGAATATGGAAATATGTCATATGCAATTGAAGCTCAAGACCTTCAAAGTTTGGCATATGGTACATCTTCAGCAAAATCATTTACTCTATCATTTTATGTAAAGTCAAATTTAACTGGTAATTTTTCGGTTACTGCATATAAACAAACTGGTTCAAACAAACAACAAGATAGAAGATATACAATAAACACTACTAACACTTGGGAAAGAAAAACTCTGACATTTGTGGGTGATACTGCACAAGCAATTGTGAATGACAATACCGCTGGAATGTATTTGTATTGGCATACAGCATTTGGTTCTAATTTTGGTACTGCTACTTACAATGCAAGTGCTGGGTGGAGTGCATATGCAAACGCTGGATGGGGTGCTGGACAAGATATTAATACACTCTATAACTCAACAAGTAATTACATACAATTTACTGGAATTCAATTAGAGGTTGGCGACACAGCAACACCATTCGAGCACCGCTCATATGCAGAAGAACTTTCGCTCTGCTCAAGATATTATCATACTTCATTTAGTGGAGAAACCACAATCGGTGGTTCACATCCTGCCAATTATTCTGGTAAGGTTTTCTCATGGAGTGACCATTATGGTTCTTCACCAGATAGAGTTGCATTTAATTATCAGTGGCCAGTTCAAATGAGAGATATTCCTACTGTTACAATGTATGGAAATCAATGGACTTCTGCAAGAATGTCAAAATATAATGCTGGGTCTGCTGAATATACTATTGATTATGCTTCTGGCGTATCAAGGAATGGTCTTGGTGGGTATTATGATGTTGCTGGAGTAAACGGCGACTTTGTAGTTGCATATGTAGAAGCATTAGCGGAGTTATAAAAATGGATATAAATGTTACGATTACAAGTGTAAAAAGATTTTTTGATTTTGATGGTAATGAAATTGGTTATTCTGCCGTGATGGATGATATTACCAGATTCGTTCCAATTGCAGAAGGCAATAGAGAATATCAACTGATTCAAGAATGGGTTGCCCAAGACGGTAATACCATTGTTGATACTGATGTGCCTACACCATAAATAAAAAGAAACAGGATAAACAAAGATGGCAATTTCCAGAATTAAAACAGACGGTATTCAAGATGATGCTGTAACCCAACCAAAGATTAAAGATAATATAACTTTGGATGGTACAGAGTTTGTTAGTGTGCCTGCAGGCACAACAGCGCAACGTCCATCTAGTGCTGCCGGTGGACAACTTAGATTTAATACTGACCTTGGAACTTTAGAGCAGTATAACACAGTTACTTCTGCTTGGCAGGCAATTGACAGTCCGCCTATTATCACTTCTCTTGCATATGCTGGTTCCCTTACAGGTGCAAACCCTGCTGGTGGTGAGACAATAACCCTCACAGGAACAAACTTTAAGACTGGATTTACTATATCTATTGGTGGAACAAGTGCAGCAACAACAACATTTGTCAACGCTACTACAGTACGGTTTACAACACCAGTAAAGACTGCTGGAGATTACGATATTACTTTTGTAAACAGTAATGGACTTCAAGCAACACTAACGAATGGTATTTCCTATAATGGAACGCCTGCTTTCTCTACTGCCGCTGGTAACTTAGGTAGTATTAAAGAAGATGCGGCAATGTCAACAATTACTATTGTTGCTGCAGAACCAGATGGTGGAACACTTGCATACTCTGTAACCTCTGGTGCATTACCTTCTGGTGTTTCTTTAGGTTCTGCAAATGGACAACTAACTGGAACTCCTAATGTAAACCCTACTGCTGACACAACATTTAACTTTACTGTCACTGCAACTGATGATGAGAACCAAACAAACGCTCGTGCATTCAATCTGATTGTTCTTCGTCTTATGCAAACATACAGTCTTACGAATTCAATGATTAATGAAAAGGTAGATAATTCTTTTCTTCATAGAACTCCAAGTTCAGCTAGTAATAGAAAAAAGTTTACTTTTTCAACTTGGATAAAACTTTCATCCCCACCTACCACTGGGTACTATCCTAGAATTTTCAGTTCAGGAACAGCAACAGGGTCACAGTCGGAACTGGTTTTAACTCAAACTGGTCAAATAAGATATGAGGATAGAGCTGGTAACAGTCTTAAAGCAATATTTGATTCTAATATGACAATCCTAGACACTACAGGATGGGGTCATATTATGCTTGTGGTGGATATTGCAAATAGTACTCAATCAGAAAGAACAAAAATATATTGGAATGGTGTACAAATTACAAGTTGGGCATCATCGACAGAACACACAGATACAAGTTATGACTCATATTTCAACAGTAATGTTCTTCATAGAATAGGTGAGAGTGCTACTTATACTGGCAATAGATTAGGCGGTTATCTTGCAGAGACACACTTTGTTGATGGACAAGCATTAGCCCCAACAGTATTTGGTGAAGATTATAATGACAGTTGGGTGCCAAAACAAGTTACTGGTGTGACGTATGGTACAAATGGTTTCTATTTGAACTATCAAACTGCAAATAATTTGGGAGATGATGTCTCTGGTCAAACAAATGATTATGCTGAGACTGGAACACAATTCCAATCAGTAGATACGCCGACTAATAACTTTCCAACCATGAACATGAATTTTAGACAATCATCTGGTGTTGCTGTAAAAGAAGGCGGACTGTTTCCTTATAAAGCTTCTGCAAGATATTTAATTGGTTCAACTGCAGCTGCATCTAAATCTGTTGGTGGAAAATATTACTTGGAAGTTCAAATAATTTCCTTGACATCAGTAGCAGGCGGACTTGCCGTTGGATTTACTCCTAATGGGTCTATCTCACAGCCTGATA